ACGGTAGCACGGCGGGTACGCAGGGCAGCTGACATTGGACGCTACCGAGCAGAGACTATTGCGCGTACCGAGATGATCCGAAGCGCAAGGGAAGCCCAGCGACAACTCTACACGCAGAACCCTGCGGTGCAAGGATACCGACGGCAAGCCACGCAGGATAGCCGGGTTTGTCTTGCGTGTCTGGCTTTATCCGGTACGCTTTCCGCTACTGATGAAATCATGCCAAGTCACCCGAACTGCCGGTGTGTCATGGTGCCGGTAACGATGTCCTGGGCGGAGATTACCGGGGACAGTTCTATTCCTGATACCAGACCACCGGTAGCAACACCTGAGCGCATATTGGCTGGATTGTCGGAGGGTGACAAGTTGGCTATTATGGGCGCTTCCCGTTATGCCCTTTACGCTGAGGGGCTACCGCTGAGTGACATGGTTACCGTGGTACCTAACGCCGACTGGGGGCCTACGACACGGGTACGGCCACTCAAAGAGTTAGAAGGCTACCAACCGGATCTAACGACTTACCTATGAAAATGACCGTGTGGGATACTTACGCCATGGACGTGCTAACATCTTTCCCTGATGCCATCAAGAGTGACCGGCTTGGTTATGTCAAAGGCTACTTGGTTCGCTTTGGTGATTCCAAAAGCGCAGACCTTGAAGGGGACTATTTCACGCAGTCAACCGATTATGGATTCCCGATGGAAGCGGGCAAGCGCGTACCGCTGAACGTCTACTACCACCACGGTATGGATCAGATGGTAGGCAAGAAGTCTATCGGTACTGGCTACATCAAGATGGATGAAACCGGCTTGTGGTATGAAGCGCAGCTAGACTTAGCCGACGAGTACGGCAGCATGATCGCGAAGCTCTGCAAGCAAGGAAAGATGGGTTTTAGTTCCGGTGCCGCTGCTCATCTGGTTGAGCGCAAGAGTATGGGCGGTGCCGCTGAGATTACCCGGTGGCCTATCGCTGAAGCATCGATTACACCAACGCCAGCCGAGTATCGGAACAGTGTCAAAAGCCTTGAGGAGTATTACGGCATGGGTGAGATGGAAGATGAAGAGATGACACCGGAACCAATGCCGGAGCAAAGCCCGGAAGAATATGCCGCTGAGATATTCAAGATGGCGGAATCGGATCTAGTGCATGAAGGCTTGGAAGCCTACTACGATGCGATGTGTCAAGGTATCGACATGGTGGCTGATGCAGGTATGGCTGATGCTATTATCAATGAGTTTTCTAGCCGTGCAAAGCAGCTATACGCCATGCACGGTGCAAAGTGTATTCACCCCGCTTCCCTGCGGGGTGTAGAACGTCGGCTGCGGGATGCAGTCGGTCTTAGCCGGTCAAGCGCAAAGCGCCTTGCTCCAGTAGTCTGGGAATCTCTGCGGGATGCAGACCAGCCAGAAGTGAAACCGGATCTCGTAGTCGAGGCGAAAGCCCATGATATTGATGAGCGAGCCGAACTCTTAGCCCGCTTGGAGTTGTTACAACAACTATGAACCTCACACAGTTACAGAATCAAAAAGAATCTGTGCTTGCTACCGCGCGGGAGCTTGCTTCCGGTAACGGTGACCTTGCACAGGTCAAGTCCCTAATGGCGGAAGCCAAGGGCATCGAAGAGCGTATCGAGACCATCAAGGCACTCGGACAAGGACACCCAGTGGCAACAGAACAACCAGCAGAGCAACCATGGAAGAGCGGCGGTATCGGGCGTAACCCGTTCGTTGGCACCCGTGACGAAGCGAACTACAAGGCTTACGCATGGGGTCAGTGGGGACGCTCTATCATGGGCAACCGCAAGGCAGCTGACTGGGTCAAGAGCAACCTCAAGGCACAGAGCGAAGGCACAACGACCGCTGGTGGTTTCACCGTACCAGATCCACTGTCCAGTGACCTTATCTACCTCCGTGAGCAGTTCGGAATTGCTCGGCAGAACTGCCGCATCTACCCGATGAGTTCTGACGTTCTCAACGTTCCTAACGCAACGGCATCGACCACTGTGTACTATCCTGGTGAGAACACGGCTATCACGGCTTCCGACTTGACCTTTGCACAGGTCAACCTCGTAGCCAAGAAACCATCGGTTCTTACGCAGGTTTCTAAGGAACTGGCAGAAGACTCCATCATTGACTTTGGCGCAACGCTTGCCCGTGACATGGCTTATGTCTTGGCAAAAGAAGAAGACCGCGTTGTTTTCAATAATGCAGTCGATAGCACCTCTGGCCTCGATGGCATCCTCTATGCTGTCTACAATCAGAACGCAACCAAGGCTAACATCGCTAGTCTTCAGGTCTTCACGACCGGTCAGACGATTACCTACTCACCGACTCTTGCCAACTTGAAGGGCATGGTCGCAAAGCTCCCAACATATGCCGCACAGGCCAAGTGGTATATGCACAAGGAGATTTGGTACAACGCCATCGCTCCTCTGCTTGATGCTTTGGGCGGAAACTCGATTATGGACATCCAAGGCGCATACGGCCCAACGCCTATGCTCTACGGTTATCCTGTCGTGTTCGTGCAGAACATGGCTAAAACCCTCGCAGCAACCACGCCTTACATCTTGCTTGGTGATCTGAGCATGGGTACAGCGTTCGGTGACCGCCGTACGGTTACCATCGAAGTATCCGACCAGTACTACTTCAATGTAGATGCGTTAGCATTCAAGGCCACGGAGAGATTCGCTTTCAACGCCTTTGACCTTGGTAACGTCAACGCCACAGCAAGCAGCCGGGTTACCGGTTCGCTTATCGTCGGAGCATCCGCAGCTACATAAGCCTAGCGGTTCACAGCCTAAGACCCTCGGCAGACGTGCCGGGGGTTTTTCTTTGTGTGGGATACTTAGGGCATGATGACCAGAGCCGAGGCAATCGCACAAGTAAGTCTATTTGTGTCCGCTCAAAGTTACCCGCAGATGTCTACTACCGACATCGGCTCTATTCTTGATTCTTTCTCCCGCTTCTCTACTTGGGCAGCGGCAACCACCTACGCTGTCGGTGACCGTGTGGTACCTACAACGCCCAACGGGCGGGTATACGAAGCACGAGTACCTGGTACATCCGGTGCTAATGAGCCTAACTTTCCGGTCTATAGCCCGTACCAAGTGCGCGGCTTTAGCCTTGAAGATGGTACGTCAGACCCTATTCTGATGTGGGTTGACTACGGCCCGATCAACGTAGAGCGTTACGATGTGAGAACAGCCACCCGGCAAGCGTGGCTTATAAAGGCCAGCAGAGTAGCGGCAGACATCGATGCCAAGGAAGGCACATCCGATGTCAAGCTTAGTCAGTTGATGCAGCATTGCTTGACGATGGCAGACCGATTCCGTCCAATGGTGTTCGCATGAGCCCGATTCTCCGCTCCACCATCCAAGCCGGGATGGTACGCAACCTGTGCCAAGACCGTGTAGAGATTCACCGCTTCACACTTACGGAAGATGGGCGTGGTGGAGTCACTGAGACATGGCGCAAGGTAGCCGAGTACAACGCCAGGCTAACCAACCAATCAGACACAGAGAGCATTGTAGGTGGCTCGATTGCATCATCTGCCCAGTGGACGCTTATTATCGCTGTAGGGGCTGATGTCATGCCACAAGACCGCGTTTACCGGGTAGGCGATGACTCCAAGTATTACGATGTCATCGGATCAGACTTTGGGCAGACAGAGCTGGTAGTACAGCACTGCGGACTAGTGGAGCGTACAGCGTGATGGCCGAATGGATGCAGCTTGGAGCGGTGATAGTTATTCCTTTGATAGCAAGTATCAGCGGTCTTTATAAAATGCTTTTTGACATCAAGAGCGATATCAGGATACTGGTGCATGATGCAAAGCAGACTGAGGCAGACTTGATAATCATCAAGAAAGCGATAGCGCGATTGAGTGAGCGAGTGGCAGCACTGGAGGCACGGCATGGGTAGCATAAGCATAGGTCGGTTATTGGTGGTTGTCTTGATCGCATTCGTCGCGTCCTTTAGCACGGTGTTCGGTGATGGCATCCGCACCGCTGAAGCGCATACGCTCGCCGAGCTTGGCGCAGTGATGGCGGTATACGGCAGCAAGGCTGTAGCGGCTGGTGTCACTGCTGCGATGAGTGCTGCGCTGGGCTTCTTGACGATGCCGTTCAAGGGGACGAATGCGAACTCGTTGAAGGTGGGCAAATGAACTTTCAGAACTACAGGCTGGAGCCTAACCCGAACGTGGCGGGTGACTGGATTGTTTTCGGCGACATTTGCGATAACGAAGGCAATCTACTTGCGACGTTTGGTGAGAATGGGACATCCGTATTCGGTTGGTGGGTGCTTCAGGATGTTGAATTTCAAAAAGGATTTAGCAACCAGTTTGCAACGGTTATGGCTCAAGAAATCGTAAACGGAACGGCTGAATAATGGGTATTTATTACGTCAGACCAGATGGCAACAATACCAATGCTGGCACTGGCCCTGCAACAAACCAAGCGTGGGCAACCATACAGAAGGCACTCGGAGCGACTGGCATAGGCTCCGGTGATACTGTTTACATTGCTCCCGGTCTCTATGGTGAGCAGGTGACCATCGGCGGTACTTACAGCACGACAACCAATATTGTCGGAGACCCAACCGCTTCGCAGTTTAGTGGTGTTAGTGCCGGACGTGTACAGATTGGCGCATATAACAACCTAAACAATGCACCACTGTATACAGGTGCAACAATCAGCGGGACATCTAAATCTAATCTGGTCTTTACATCGATTGAGTTTTTATTGTCTGCCGGTTCTATATCTAACGCTGGCATTTACTTTGCATCGTCGCAAAATAACACATTCAATAAATGCGTTTTTCAAGACTGCGCGAGAAGCGCACACATGCTGTCTTTTGTTCCAGCGGCATCTACTGCCTTAAATTTTACATTTACAAACTGTGTATTTGTAGGTGCTGTTAGTAACACGATTTCATATATGTTTACTTTATATGGAGCGGGTAACAACACAGATACAACTTCATTTACAAACTGTGCATTTATAGGACATCACACTGCAATCTATGCAGACACAATGAAGTTCAGTGTAATGAACTGCACATTTTGGAATCAAACGCAAGGCATCGCGCACAGTGGAGCAAATGCACTTACAGTTACCAATACGTTATTCTTTGGGTGTGGTACTGGTGTGACATTTGGTTCTGGAACTCAGACGTATAACAGATTCATTGCCTGTTCTACAAACTTCACCGGTGCGGCAACAAGTGCAACAACACGAGTTGTCGGTACACCCGGTGTTGAAAACCTCTACACGCTTCTAACCGGAATCGCAAACCTGCAAGCATTTAGCAGTTTCCCTAATAGTCCTAACACCAGTTTCGGAACTGCAACAGGTGCGCCTGCTACCGACTTGTATGGTGTAGCGTGGACAGGCACTAGCCCAGACTCTGGCTCCGCAACTTACAGAAGTCTGTCAGCAGTTGGAGCGTATAACCCAGCGGAGCGCAACGCCAGCACCATCACAATCGCTCCCGGCAGCACCTCCCAAAGCATCGAACTATACCTAGGTGTCACAGGGCTCACAGCCTCCACCTCTGGTCTCTCAGCTCGCTACAACCGTACACGCACAGCAAGCGTAGACATCCCGCTGGTAGCCCGTACCATCGCTCAGGCGTGGACTTCTGGCGGCTTTGCGGAGGTAGACGCTACCAACATGCCGGGCGTGTATCGCCTTGACGTACCCGA